TCAATATAACTAGATAAAGCTGTTATATCAGTTATATTGTTATCTATAAATCCACCATATGTTGCTACAGTACCTTGTAAATTTACTAAATTAGTATTTGTACTATTTAAACCTGTCTGTAATGCAAAATCATCTTGGTTACCAGAAATAGTATTTACATTTGTAATAATTTGATTAATATCCGGAAGCTTAAGGTCAGTCAAATAAGCACTTAACGAATCAATAGTATTTGTAACTAAATTTGAATATGTTATTTTATTTGACGAATCTCGTGTAACATCGACAATATATAAAACATCATCATCACTCGGATTCGTTAAATTTGGTAAATCTGTAAGTCTACTATCAGCCATAATAATATTTATTTACAATACACTATATTTAAACATAAAAAACCCTCTTTCTAACAGAAAGAGGGTTTTTGTTATATTAATTTATGATTTAAAGAAGCTCATTGAAATTAGCACCTGTACGGGTAGCGTAGAAATTCACTAAGATGAATTCTGCTGCTCTTACCGGCTTAAGGTATATATCTACTACCATTTCATTTTGATCGATAATATCTGGAGTGTTATTTCTTTCATCGCAAACGAGCAGATAATCGTAAACTCCTTCAGTATTCTTAACGTTCTCAAATATGGGCTGGATTGTATTAATAACTCGAGTTCTTGTTAATAATGTGTTTGGATCAAACACAAAATACTTAACAGTACGGGCTGTAGCTTTTTCTAAGTATAAGAACAATCTACGTACATTAATTCTATCGAACGCACTTGGCTTCTTCAACAATGTCTTCTGTCCAAAAATTACATAACCTTCATTCGGGAAGAATGCAATTGGATTAATAGAATTCTTATACAATTGATCTCTTTGCTTTTGTTTAGGATATAATGCTAAGTCATTAACCCCGGTAACAATACCTCTTGTAAACCCAGCTGGTGCAAACCAAGGCTGGAAATTAGAATCTGTATTGACCATAGTCGCTGCAATAGTGCCTGAGAATGGTACCCATGTTTGATCATCTAACCCGGTATCATATACTTGAGCCCAATTGGCATACGTTGTTGCATAACTTGTATTCGTAACAGCTGTGAAAGCTCTTAATGGACTTGAGATATTTAATGAGAAGTTCTTGGTGTCATCATTAAGTGTCTTGAAGTTTGAACCTTGAACGAATATATGTCTAGGTAAATCAGCAATAAACAAGTGATCTTTTCTTCTGAATTCAGCAAATTGAGCAAATCTATCAAATACTGTCTTCCAATCAGATCTGAATGCTATAGCCTCTTCACTAATATTCAATAGATTTGATGTATAAAAGCCATTGATTGCCTTACTAACATCTACCGTATCATCAAAGTACTTACCTTTACCTTCACGCTCTAAGAATTCAGCAACTGCATTAATAGTAGTTAAACCACCATCAACAGTAAGATCTAATTCATAGATATCAGGATTTTCAACTGAATCAAACAATCTATCTAATTTAGCTGGTATTGAACCAAGATCTTTTGTCTGTGCATTTGAATTTGCATATGTACCAATTGGATATAAGCTATCAGCTGGTCTAACATCAAACGATACGAAGTTTTCAACGACTCCTGATAATGTCTGCGCTTGAGCTCCGGTTGTCGCACCATAACTTGCGGATAGATTATTGAAATAAGCTGTTCTATCTGCAATAGACGTTGTTACATTTGAATCAATTTTAGATGATGCAAATCTAATCTTATTAGATGGTACACCATTTATATCAAGATAAGTACTACCGTTTTTATGGCTAAGGAACTCGTTAACTAATACACTAACATTAGGTGATTGATCTTCTTGAGTTTCAATAGAGAACTTAGATGGTGGTCCACCGTTTTGATTTTGAATCTGACGATGATAATCGAATGTACCGACATAACCTTCAGCTAATGTAAATCCTAACTTAATAGTATCTGAAGTAAACGGTGATTGTCTTAGTCTGAAAAGACCAAGTGAAACTGTATCATCGAAAAGATTTGAAGATATATCGAAATCATTAAGATTCTCCATGATCTCTGAAATACTATCTGTATCTTGACCGAATGTACTTGTATTATTATCGGATATTGATGATAAAGAGAAATCTAATCTTTGACCAGGTAATGTGGTATAATTTGTTGTCTTAGCAGCTGATTGCGCTACTGTTTCAACTGATAAAATACCATCAAAATCCGTTGCATCGTTTAAATTTGTATTATCTAATGCACCAATATAGAATCCTTGGAATCTTTGATCAATAGTTGTTTGACCTTTATTCAATACAAGCATTGCTGCTTTACCTAAGTCGGCAACTCCAGCAAATGTACTTGTTGATGAATTACTCCAACTAAATGTATTACCTGTTAATATGTCATTATATTCAGCCTGGGTCAACTCAAAGTGAGTTGGTTTACCAAGAACAGCTAAAACATCATTTGCTTGCTCATCATACGTTGTTAATGTAGTACCGAAATTGCTTGCACCTGCTGGTGTTGTACCTGTTGCCTGCTGAGCACTATATACATCATTTGGTTCGTCAAGACCTGCTTGTAATGATTGCTGTACAGCTACATTTGTACCAAGTGGTACTGAATTACTAGCAGATAATGTAAATGTTATTGCACTACCTGAAACTGCAATCTCTCTAAACTCCTTACCGATACCTGATACACTAGCAAATGCTGTAGGCACAGCACCTAAAATAGTTGCTATCGGTGTTGTTGCACCGGCTGTAACTGTTGCTGATAATGCTGCTCCAGTTGCTGATGGTAGTCGAACAGGACCTGCACCACCAAAGCCAAAAGCGAAACTATATGTCTTACCCGATGACCCTTGTAATAAGAAATTAGCACCGCTTAAACCATTTGTAGTTAAGTCAGCTGAATTATAGTTTAAGCTAATTGCAACCTCATTTAATGCTGTTACACCTAAACCTGTTTGGCTAATACTAGCTAATTTAGATGGATATGCTAATACTCCATATGTGTTACCAAATCCATTACCTTTATCAGCACCATAAGGTAATCTGTATGTCAGTACGTTAGCTGGTGAGTTAAAGAGAGGTCTAACTGAGTGATAAAAATATCTCTCAGCTGGGGTTGTTGGTAAACCGTAGATATTTTCAAATTCAGTTTGACTGGTTACTTGGACAACCTCATCAGTTGGTCCTCTATCAGCAAAACCTGGTACCATAACGTATGTACCTATGGGTAAGTTAGCTCTGAGAGTCAAGTCTATTTCTTTAATTTCTACACCGGGTGATTGTATTGTTCTAGCCATATTAATATTTATAATTTCTCGGGGTATAAATTCCGTAAATTACAATAATTCAATTAGTAGTTGTGAGAATGCATATTCAAACGTTGTTTCTACCTCACCAGCGGTCCTATAATTATAGTTTATTTCTCCTAAACTTACTGGGAATGCTTTTGTATAAGTGAATTTAACCACATTCTTGTCATATTCATCTTTAGCATAAAGACTTATATCAGTTTGATAATCTTCAGGTGTTATTTTTTTTGTATATTCTTTACCATTAAACTGTGAAAGCTTTTCATCATTCAACATGTCTAACCATTTATAAATCACCCAATAGTTGTTAAACTTGTTATCTATTGTAAAATTAACCGTTGCATTATTATAAGCAGGTCTTGTATGTGTCGATTTTTTGAATGTCTGACCCGCATAGCCTAATGTTTCTTCAGGAACAGCTACTTTTGGTACGATAGCCCCGTATACAGAAAACTGTAGACTGTTTTCAATTACTACATCATTATCTCTGCTTTTGAAATCTTTTTTGTTTAAGTCCTTTAAAACGGGTGGTAAATTGAGAACAAGTAGAAATTTATCTAATCTACTTTTATTAAATTGTGATTGATTTACATCTGCCATGGTCTGTATCCTTGATTAATTAAGTTACCCATTTCGTTGTCTGATTGCTGAGCATTGCCTATTATAACAGGCAATGTTTGGGAGTAACTAGAATCTTTTTCATTTGTATACATCGAAGTTGGGTCTATAAAATATTTAATACCGTAATCAAATTGCTGCAACTCTAAAGGTCGATTATTTAAATCATACTTAACAACATCGAAATAAGTTGTAACAATATCATCTATAAGGATAATTAGATTCCACATCATAGCTGTAACCCTATCATCATGCTTACCTTTTTTAGCACTCCATGTACCATTCGTATGTTTAGTAAAGTCCTTTAATTCTTTAACCAGATGTATATCGTTTATCTTCACCGCTTCAAGCTCGTTTAACCAATACCTCATATTCATAACACCTTTATACTTTGTGTTTGTATGAGCCACAATACCTAATTGTTTATTCTTTTTATTATTCGCGGTAGCTGCTCCCCATGATACAATATTTTCATACATATGGGTATTTTTAAGAATATCAACAACTTGACCACCGCTATTATTTCTTTCAATGTTTACTAATGGTTTACCCCAGTGTTTTAATATCTCATGAACCTTTTCAGTAAAATTATAAGGTGAAATCAAATTATTATGATATGTAGCTACTTGCTCTATATTGGTAAGGTCTGTATAATCGAATATCTGTATAACTGACGCATCTCGACCTAGACCTTCTGCTGTATCAACACTTGCTATATATATTCTATCATCTTTAGGTTCATCCCATAATAGATAGTGACCATCATCAAATACAAATTTTGGTTCTTTAGCTTGGGTTGTTAACTTTTCCAATAGTTCTGAATCTAGAGAACTTTCACCGCTTGATATAAATTGACACTCAAATTCTTGCATCCACGCTTCGGTGCTACCAATTGAAGCTATAGTGTCTTGCTTCCATTTATCATTTCTACCAGGAATTTCATTCCATAAAATTTTATCACATGCCCAATTTGATTCGCCAGATTCTGCACCTGTATATAATTTATAAAATAAATTGTCTGTTCCGTTTGCAGTTGAAGCAATAAAGATTTTAGATTTTTTTGAAGCTGATACAATCGGATATACTGATTTCCAAAAGTCATCAACGAGGTGTTGTTCAATAAAAGCAAGCTCATCTAATATTAAACATTGATTAGATAAGATACCATTTGCATAGTATCTATGATTATCAGCTACATGCAATAATTCATACACCTTGTCATTGTTTTGAATTACATCAATACTAGTAACCACCTCATCTCCGTATATAATATCACCAACATTCAATTCGCTAGCGTATTTGTATGTACCGTTTGAGCATAATGTAATCTTGTGTTTAGGTGTACATATAACAAATTTGCTACTTTTAAATGACAATTTTAGTTTATCCTTATTATCACCTACTATAATACCTTTAAAGTCTTTGAACCCTTCATCAGTTAATACTTCGAAATTAGTATTTTTAAACGTTTTATGTCTATATAAATCTGCCATAATTATTTTTTGCTAGGTCGTCCTTTCTTCCAACCAGTCGGTAGTTCATCATCTTTTTGGAATCTTTTTATTTTAAGAGTATCTTCATTATAACCGAAATATGTACCTTTATTCATACCTTTATATTTATTACTCTTTTTAGAGCCACTACCAGGTAACCACCCTTCGATAGTAGTGCCTTTCTCAACCCTCTTTACTTCTCCGGTCACTTGATTGTGAATATATACCATCCCTTTACCACTTCGTTTTAGCTTCACTTCTTTCGATGCATTTTTAGCTGCATTAGACATATTGCGTTTTGCTTGCTCAGATCTCTTCATACCTCTATGCGCTTCAGCTGTTTTACGAATTTTTTCTAGATCTCTATTTTGTGGATTTTCTCTAGATTTGCCTTTTAATGAACGTGATATTTTTTCAGCACGTTCATTTGTATATATTTTTTCAACCATCTCCTTTCGCCAATCAGCATCAGCCCATTGCGCTTTCTTATACTCAGAAAACTCCTTTTTCCATTTATCTGACCATTCACACTTACCATAACCACCTTCCCTTAGATTGTATGTATCGTCTCTATTAGCGTACTCCAATGTAACGATCTCCTTTTCCTTTATTAAAGCTTCACGGTAGGTAGGGAAGTATTCTAATATTTCTTTAGTAAAATTTTCTTTACCATGCTTTGCAATAGACCTCTTCACCAGCTTACCTGATCCCATATAACCATCATCTATATTATCCGTTCTATGAACGCCAATATACTCCATACCATTAACTGTATTTGCAATTTTATACACATAGTTATACTTTCTATTAATATCAGGATCGTTTCGATTCATATTAATATTTATACTTAACGGTTCATTTTCGATGAGTATGCATTTACCCATTAAAATCGATAACTGTTGGTATTTCACCATTACCTTCTAACATACCTGAAAGGTCTTCCATGTTTATATCGAATACTGCTCGTGTCTCTTTGTCTCTTAAAGTTACAACTGTACTACCATCAACACAGTTTACAGATTGACCACGAGCTGCTGTACCAGTTGTTGTTGATATACCTATTCTTGTTCCATTAGCTAAAGTTACTGCTGTCTTACCATATTCTTTTACCCCTGGTTTTAACCAATTAGGCAACTCTTCATATGCTAATCTAATTCTATTCATAATTTCTATAGCAGTGCCTTCTTTATTAGCGACGATTAAAATACGTTGATCATTATTAAAGCAAGCAACCCATAACGCATAGATTGTCATCATAGTTGTCTTACCGATTTGTCTACTTGCTAATAATATAAAGAATCTATTATCGCGCATTTTACGTAAAGCTCGTTTTTGACAGTAATGTAAGTTTATTTTTTGTTTACCGTCATCCAATGAAATGATATGAAAAAAGCTTTCAGCAAAATATAATAAGTTGGTTTTAGCTTTTTTAAGCTCTTTTACCATTTTAGGTGTATACTCAAATTCAGCCCCGACATTTGGTAAATCCGGGTTATTCATGTAATTTTGTTTATTTTTAGCTACCATTGAATAAATATTTACATGTCAAAGCAAAATAATCTAACCGAAATTTGGAACGTATATAATAACACCATCATACAAGAAGGTAAAGTAGGTTCTAGACCTATTGAAGGTGGTATGAAGAAGATGGGTCTTAAGCCAGGTAAAGGTGGAGTTGATTTGAATTCAACAGCTGCTCAAAATATACAGAATACAAAGGGACAAGGTACAACAGAACCTGTTTATGATATTGAAGGTATGGAAGAGCCAATTGATCCTAAGAAATCTAAGAAAAAGGACGAGTTATATGATAGTGAGAATTTTTCATCCCAAAAATATGATAAAAAGGTTGGAAAAAAGATAAAAGAATCTATAAATAATAATATGAAATCTACATTTGACAAGTTATTTGAATCAGTAATGTCCGAAGACGACCAAAATGAACTCGAAGCACTAGGCATTGATGCTGGTGAAGAAGGCGACGTTGACGTTGAAGAAACAGAGGAAGTTACAATCACCTTAGATCGTGATATGGCTGAAAAGCTTTGCGACCTACTTAAAGAAGCACTCGGCGGAGACGACGACATGGAAGCCGAAGATGGTGAACATCATAGTGCAGAAGATTACGAAGGTGAAGAAGGCTTCAGTTCTTTTGAAGAAGCAGAAGAAGATGAAGATGAAGATGAAGATACAGTTGATGAAGCAACTGAAATGCATGAAGTTCCAAGTTCTGCAGGTCATAAGCTTCAATCAAAGCAAAACAAAGTAGGTACTGTTAGAGCATCTGGTGGTAAAGCAACAGGTACTTTAAAGAAAGTAAGTAATGGTGCTGGTCAAGATCTTCCAGATTCAGCAGGTCATAAGCTTCAATCAAAGAAGAATGTAGTAGCAGGCAAAGCTGGTAAAGCTGGCGACTTGTTTGCTTAGGATTAAAAAAGTCAAATTTAAAAAGGTCGTAACTTTATTGGTTACGGCTTTTTTTTGTATAAATATAAGTATGCAGCTCTTTAAGAAGTTTTTTGAGAACAAATATAGCGGACCTCAAGTCGGGGTAAATCACCGGCATCATAGATCTATACCTAAGGCTTCAAGTAATGGGTATACGAGGAAAGATAATAGTGAAAAAATTATACCAGATTATGTTAAAATTGACCCGTCTAAGAACCCTAAGATTGAATCGTTAAAAGATAAAACAGGTATGAGAGTATGTGATAGTAAAGATTTAGAATATATAAGAAAAGAATATAATGTTATTCCAATAAAAGGTGAAATAAAAAAGATAGGTAGTACAGGTATACAGCTATACTATGATACAAAAACAAACAACTTTATTTTAAGAAAATGAGTACAAATTACAATGATTGCTACCCAGGCATGCAAGTAGTTGATGAAGCATGTTATAGATTTACTGATAAAAGTATTCAAGAATCTGAACGCTTTCTATTTAGTAACTGGTGGAGAGAAGAAATTAATCAATTTGGAGTTAAGGTTAAATATTTTGTCAATACATTCAATGTATTAAGTCCAAATAATATATATGGAGAAGAACCAACAAAGGTGTTTGCTCCGTCTAGAGAAATAATTATCGCAGCTACATTAAATGAAAATGCTATAACATTATCTCAATTTGGATTTCAGAGTGATGATGATATAACTGCTTATATCCATATTTCATCTTTTTATGATGAATTTTATACATTAAGTGCTGTTTGGGAAACACAATATAATATTGTTGAACCTAAAGCTGGTGATGTATTCCAGTTAAGTGAATATGGAGATGATAGACCTAATAATCGTCAAGCCAAATATTTTGAAATAACAGAAAAGCTTGATGAAGATGTTGCACAAATTAATAATCTGGCTGGTCATTACGTCTTCTTAATTAAAGCTAAACGGCTAGATTATAGCTTTGAGCCTAATATACCTTTCAATAATTTGACAAGTAACATATCAGGTAATAGTCAAATATATGAAGATACGTTTGCTGGTAGATTAGCTGGTGGTGAAAATCCTCAATCACAACCTAAACGAGATGGTTATGATGAGACTAATGCAGATAATACTAGTAAAACAGATGTCTTCGATATGTCAGTTAATGATACTGACGTATATGGTGATTATTATTAAACTACAATATTTTGTAGAAATTCATCAGCTATTTCCAAGCTTTCAAACTTAACTGTTTTTAAAGTTCTATCAGGCAATATAAATGTATATTCATACTGTTCATCTATAAATTTAATATTAGATAGTTTATACACCACACCACGTTTAAAAAGCCTGGTTTGTCTTGTGGTATTATTTATAAACTTGGTCCCAGGGATATATTTCATCTACTTGTACACCTCGTTGTTCCTGTTGCATATTATATTTCATATCACCATATCTTTCTTTAACATACTTCTGGAAAGCGGTAGGTTTAATCCAAACATTACTTTTTTCTGAATCAAAACCAATTCGTTCTGCTCTTTGACATGCTATATTAACACCTTCATATAAGCATGCAAATCGAGCTAAGAAATCGATATCATATTCTTCTTTATTACTTTGATCTTCTTTCATATACATATTGTATAAGGGTTCCTAAAAGCGTATATAATAGCTTATCACCATTTAATTTATACATTTTAAGAATTTCATGAGAATTTTGTAAATTCGATAATAAGATCTTTTTATTTATATTAAAAAATATTTTATCATCCCCTGTCTGTTTACTATTAATCTCGTTTACATCATTATATATTAATTCCAAAAAAGTCTTTAATACATCAATTTCTTTATTATTTTTTTGTTTTACTAATCCTTGTTGGACCGCATCAAATTCATCCATTTTTAAAGACTCTTTTAATGATCTTTTTAACTGGTCAAACGGAAATTCATTATTTTCCGGTACATCTTTTAAAGAACTTTCTACAATAGTAGTTACTTTTTCTAATTCACTCATCCTTGAGTATATATAGGATTGGTTGTTAATAATGTATTAGTAGCATTACTTGCTTTTATTTCCTTTTTACATTTAGAACATTCATATAATTTATCAGTATTAATTGCCATTTGAATTTGTTGTATATTACCGCAGGTTGGACAGCTAACAGTTACCATACCTTTGGATCGTTCCTTTTCAAATTCTATTGATAATTCAATTGCTTTTCTTTGAAGTAAATTTTCATATATATTATTGAAAATATAGAAACCAATAAACTGAAACAATGTAGCAATAGCAAATACCACTTTAAAATTATCAATAAATATCAGACCGAATAATGCACTAATACACCCAGTTAAAAGTATCGATATAACGTATTTTCTCATTATCTAATTTTAATAACTTTTTTGCTTAAATCAACTATTTGTTTTTCCATTGATTTAGCTACTTTATAACTATCTTCTACACTTTGTTTATCTTTTATACTTGGATTATTGTAAGCTGATTTTAGCATACTTATTGTATTTTGTACATTTATAAATAAGTCAGATAATATACCATTAAATGAATTTAATGGATATTGGTCCAATTTTGGAGCTTTACCATCAGATGCTTGTCTTCGAAGTAAATCGTTAACATCTACCTGTTGAGGTGGGGTATCTGAGGATATACCGCCTACTTCACGATTGACATCAGGTATTTGATCTTCACCTAACAATTGTTCAACAAACATTTTTAGTTTTCCTTTGTTTTGCATATAAATATTTATAAATAATAATATGAGTTTATACAGTAAAAAATTTATTAAGTTTCTTAATGAGCAAGATGATGAACAACTTGACGATGTCGAAGCAATGCAATCAACTTTAGAGCCTGAAACAGACGTTAAAGATTTTGATATTGACGTTCCTGAAACATCAGATGGTTCACCAGTAGGTTCACAACAAAGACAAATGTTTGACGACTTAAGTCAATGGATTCAAGAGATGGATAAATTTTCTAACTATCTTAACGGTACAGATGATAGCATACAAACATCTCTTAACTCTGCAGAGTCAGATACAATTTTTGATAGTATTTCAAATTCAGAAACAAAGAAAATTGCTAGAGTTGCAATGGAAGTTTCATCACTAAGTGAAATCTTAAAAGGTTACTTAGCAGGTGCTAATGATCCAAAATACAGATTTAATTAATATTATGAATAAAGATCAAGATTTAATTTTCGAAGCTTATACACAAACTTTAACTGAAGGTTGGGAAGCTGGTACTTCTAAAGCTCCAAAAGGTAAATCATATGACATGTCACGTGGTGGTGCTCCAAGTAGTGTAGACGCTGCAAGAGATGGTTCAGGTGGTAGATATAGAAAAACCCGACCACCTAGTGCTCAATCTAATAAGACGCATGGTGAAATGGAAGAAGAGGATGACAATGATCAATATGCACCTGAAGATGCTCCTGAAGATGATCAATTCGAAGGAATGGAACCAGAAGAGGATGAATCAGTAGGTGATTCTTCTGATTTTGAAGATAAGGCTGAAAAGTTCGCTGATTCCATTGGAGATGCTGAGTTAGAATACTTAGTCAATCTAAGTGAAGGAGAATTTGAGATATTAAAAGGATTTTTGCAAGATCAAATGGGTTACCGAGATCTCGGTCAATATAAACTTAACTAACTATTTTTAATCTCAGTTAATAATAATTTAGCTTTAAGACCTGAATGAGTATTTTTTAATATAAATTCAGGTTTTATTTTGTCTTTATTACCGATTACACATACATCGTTAAAATCTTTAAATTGTTTTAATTCTTTAGGCCATATAAACACTTTATTACCGTTTTCAGCTAATATAATACTTTTATTTAAAGCAGCCATATCACAGTATTGATTATCTAGTACATATATCTTCTCATATAAGTTTAGTTTATTCATTTGCTCTTTTTGCAATAAAGTAAACATCTTATCACTTCTTTCTGTAATACCGCAAGTAGCCAGGCCGTTCTCACAAAAATAGCTATCAATTGGTCCTTCAAATATAAAAACGTAATCTAGATCTGAATTTATATTTTGCATTCCGTATAAACTTCTTTCTGCACCAACCTTACTAAGATATTTTGGTCTCTCATATAGATCTTTCTTCATTAACCCTCTAGATTGATAATATATAATATCTCCATTATCGTTATAGAATGGTAAAATAAGTCTATTTTTATGTACTGGGTCGTTTAGCGATATATAAAACGTTTTCGGTTTATTAATACCTTTATCCAACTTACGGGTCTTAATTAAGTTTAAAGCTGCTATTACTGCTGGCTGATCTTTAAAGTATTCTACTTGACTTACATCTGATAGATTAATACAATCATCAGGTAAGCTCTTATCAGTTACCTTCTTTTCTTCTTTTACTTCTTCTTTAGGAATTTGGATTTCTATATCAAAGTTCTTTATTTCGTTAACTATGAAATGGAGAGGTTTATTGGTTACATCCAATAAAAAACTTAATGTCTTCTTACTATATCCACAATTATGACAATATGCTAAGTCTTTCTTTGGCATATAATAGAATCTCTTCTTTTTACCCCAAGATCCACCTTCTTTACATATAGGACAGCAACCATTATAGGAATGGCTATATTTATTATACGATATCTTATAGATATTCTCGTATAATACCTGTATAGTATATTGCTCTGGTACTGCTATCACATACTAATTATAGTATAATAATATCAGTAATCAATTACTATTAACCTCTACTTTGAGTTGTAACACTCTTTATAACACCGTTATAATCAGCAATTAATTCACCGGTTTGAGCATCTTTAACAGATACTAAACCCTTTTTAATGATATGACCTGTTACTGGGTCAGAAAAAACTGCTTGCTCGTATGTCTTACCATCTGCATCGTATGAATTGAATGTAGGTCGAGAAGTTTCACCTGTGTATGGTGATCTAATTTGTTGTGGATTGACGAATTCGTTTTGGTTCATAAAAATATTTAAGCTAATAATTCTAATAATCTATTAGTTTGGAAAAATGTTGAATACCAGACGCTATCATTTTTAATAATATTTTTAAAATCTAACTCTTTAGCTTTTTCTTTAAAAAGAGTCCAATCAGTTTTAAATGAACACTCGTTTAGTTGTTTCTTAACATTTTCTGCTTCATTCCCGCTTTTTACTAAAGTTACTAACTTTAGATTTCTTTCAAATATTATTCTTTCATCTTCGGTAAAATCTACTTCGTTATTAAAATACTTCTCAATCTTCTTTTTACCAAAACCTTTAATGCCTGGTATATTATCGCTTTTATCACCGGTTATTGCTTTAACTCTTACAAATTGCTCTTTGTTATACTTTAATTTCTCTTTAAAGTTACTTTCATTAATTTCTAGCTTTCTGATAGCGTCATATACAACAGTTTTATCAGTAATTAACTGACATAAATCTCTATCAACTGTAATAATAGTATGCTTATTATGAGGTACAATATCATCTATAATAGCAATGACATCATCTGCTTCATACTCTAAAGGAAGGATAGATGGTATACCGATTGTCTGTAATAGTTCTTTAATTAAATTATTTTTTGTGTGTACCTCTCTACCTTTTTCTTTATCTCGTGTACCTTTATACTCAGGTAAAAGTTCAAGCCGTTTATTTGGTACATAATTAAGCTTTTCGTCCCATACGCAATATACTTTATCTGGTTGGTACATTTCTACATAGCTTTTAACGCTATTTAAAAACATATATACATGTAAATGCTCAGATTTATGCGGCATATTATTAGCTACATAATATACACGGTGAACTAAGTTGTTACCATCAATAGTAAGGATTTTACTCATACTTTTTGATTTTTTTTATACTGCGCTACTATAACTTTAGTTACGTGCTTTGGTATTTTTTCAACAAATTTCACTAACCCAGTTGAAATTCCTTCATCAAAATCTGTTTGTTTAATTTTTAACGTTTTCATATCAGGTAATGCAAGAAAATTATATCGTTGTTCCTTTTTATCTTGCATTACATAAACAATCATTTGACCTGCATAATCTCCATGATGGATTGCATACATATTACCTTGCTTTGCCTTATCCATACTCTTTTACCAATTGTACTAATTGTTCGTCAAAATCTAAGTACATCGGTTCGTATAATAACTCATCTCGGATTTTATTACAATCAATACTATATCGAAAATCATGACCTAAACGATCTTCAACAAATATTGCATTTTGATCAAGGTCTTTACCCATAATATTACATATTTTATCAACTAATTCGATATTTGTAAGTTCTAATCCGGAACCAATGTTATACACTTCTTTATTACCCTTTGTCGCAACTGCCCATACTGCTAAGTTATGATCATGTACATGTACCCATTCGCGAATGTTTAAACCTTCACCATAAATTGGTACTTTCTTACCTTTACTCAAAGATTTTATAATAGTTGGTATAAATTTTTCAGCATGCTGATTAGGTCCATAATTGTTACAACATCTGGTAATACTAATATTACATTTAAACGTATTAATATAAGCCATACATAAGAGATCACTTGATGCCTTACTCGCAGCGTAAGGAGAACGAGGGTTAATTGGGGTTGTCTCTACGAATGAAGGATCATTGAACCCTAAATGTCCATAGACTTCATCAGTACTAATATGCACCATCTTACCGTAGTTTGCTTTCCGGAAACATTCAAGTAAATTCTGAGTACCTACTACATTTGATTGTATAAAAATAGATGGATCTTTAATACTATTATCAACGTGAGATTCAGCTGCGAAGTGAAATATAAAGTCAAATTTATCTTCTGTTTTAAATAACATGTCTAGTTTTTTATTACACACTATATCAAACACATATTCTTTATCACATAATCCTTTAACATATTTTTTGTTTGATGCGTAACCATCCTTATCTAAACAAACTATACGATGTTCAGGGAAATTATCTTTTAAAAATCGGATAAAGTTACCTCCGATGAATCCGTAACCACCGGTTACTAAAATATTTTTACTTTCTTTTTGCATTTTTTAAAATATCAGGGTTTTGTTTTATTGTTTGAGCTGTTATTAAGTCTTTTATTTTTGTTGTTGACCACTCATGAGATCTCGTCGTGTAAATAACTTTACCAGGTAAATCATCCCCTGTAAAAGGTTTACCTATATAATCTTCTCCTAAAATACGAACATCCGGTTTGAAAAATTTTATTAAATCAATTAATTCTTCTTCAGTTTGATACATATAAACATCATCAATATATTGAATAGCCATTAATGTCTTATATCTTTCATAATAAGGTATTACAGGCTTATATTTTGTATATCTTGTAGCCGAAGGATCTTTCTGTAAAAATACTAAAAATCTATCGCAATGTCTTTTAGCTTCCTCGAAAGTATATATGTACCCTGGGTGTAGTAAATCGAAGTTACCAGCTGTGAAACCTACTAATTCTTTTTCCATCCTAATTCCTTTCCAATTATAGATGAATTTAACCTTACGTAATGTTCTTCATCACCAAAATCAAAATCAAAATCTCTTTTAGCTTTACTATTATCTAACACGCAGTTGCTCCTGTTAGCTTTAATAGGTAAATCTTCATATGGTACAAATTCCCAATTATCATTCTGTAAACCATATTCTGCCATAATCTCAGTAACTTCTTTTGTAGTAAGGGTATTATTATGCACTGCATTATAAATGCCTGGTTTAAAATTTTCTACAACTACTTTAATAAATTCACATAACTTGGTAACATCAGTTTTACTATTTTTAAAGTCAATTATATTATCATATTTCTTTAATTTACAAAGTAGATTTTTATGATCATCTTTACTGGTAATCGGCATCCTAATACGAATAGTATTTGTAAAACTATTATCTAATGTTAATTCACATGCATGTTTTGTCTTACTATAAAAGCTAGCTTCGTTATTATACATACCAAAATTTGGTTCATCTTCTTCAGTATAATCTTTATCATAACCAGTATAAATACAACCAGAGCTTACATTAATAAAGTTGATACCTGATGCTTTACAAACACCTTCAATCGTTTTAGGTAACTTAACATTTAAATCAAAACATTCAGCTTTTCTTAATTCACATTCATCTACATTAGGACTACCAGTAAAGCCTGCTGTATTAATAACGACGCTATAACCTTCCTCAAAAGCGTCGCCAAACTCTGTTTGATCTACAATTTTATTGTATAGTGTTATGTCGTTTGAATAATCTAATTCTTCTCGTGAATAACAATCTACTGAATGGTTAGTATCGTTAAGGTAATTAACGAGATATTCAGATATAAATCCTTTACCTAATATTAATATTTTCATACATATATATTATATGATATTTTCCTAATAAATCAATGTTATTTTTTCATTGAAGAAACGAAATATTGCTGTACATAATGGGATAAGGCGTCTGCTTCCATATCTGAGTTAGCATAAAATATAGGTTGTATTGCATTATCATTAAGATCGTATCCCATAATTATGAAACTTTTCATAAATTCGGAGCAAGTTACTACCATAGCTTCAATAAGTTCTTCTTCTTTTTGAATTCCCTTATTATCAGATACGATCGTACGTAATGCTTCTCTGATAACGTCTTGTATTTCAGCATTGTCTATATCTGTTGCAGATAAAGAGATAGAATCAATTTTTACCTTTTTAGGTCTACCTCTCTTTTTTGGAGTCTCGTCTCCCATATATTTACTTAATCTTACTGAATGGATTTTTAGTTGGGTCATTATTCACACCCTTTTCAATTAAAAGGTTAACTACAACTTCAATGCTATCTGTTTGTAAGTAAAAACCCTTTTTAAATCTATAACCACCATCATCAAATTCAAATAATACCTCGTTATGTTGATCCTTATTTGTAAAACATGTTATATATACTGAATGATATCCTGGGTCAACTAACACTGTCCATCGCCGTGGATCAACTTGACTATAAGCATTAAACATTTTTAAAACAACAAACCCATTGTCCTTTAAACGTTTAATAAAATAACCAGCTGTTTTAATTTTATTCTTAACTTTATGCTCTGACCAATTCGTATATCCCATATTAATTAATTAAAGCCGAAATTATATAAATAATGATGCATCTCCTTTATTAAAAGAACATGTAATAACACCCATTTCTTGATTAACTTTAAATACAATTTCTCTACAACCGTTGAAGTTTATTAACCTAAATGATTCAAAGTTTACCGGTAATGGCTTGGTTAACATTTCCCCTTCTTTATCATCAGATAACTCACATACAAAATTATCTGTATTATGCCTATTCTTATCACCTAATTCACCAATAATTTTATCTGACTCTTCTTGATATATGTATAGCTTATGAGTTTCACTAGTAAATGAACTACCTTTAAATAATGTAGCAAGGTTTTGTTCTTTAACTTTAAAGGTAGTACCAAAGTTAAGTTTATTAACCTTTTCCATATTAAGGTTAGGTTGTTTAATTATACCATCGTCGAGTAAATGATATCTGAACTTATAACCACCTTTATTATATGATATATTATTTGAATCAATTTTTAATTCAATTGACTGCTCTGGTAATATATCTAAAACTCTTACTAACCGTTTAATATCAGGTATATTCAAAGTAACTGAATCTTGAGGTATATCACATTCGACACTAATTGTTGATTTACATACGATAGTCGCATCAGCTGATGCTAATATACAAGTTAATGAATCAGCTGTAACTGTTAATATACCCATATCATTTAAATTTGATATTGAGTTTAAGAAACTATTAATAAAATCTTTTTTATTTTTTATTTTTAATGAAATCATATATACTCTGTATTATACTAATGTTCCTCTTTTTGGTTGGCTGATTTTTTTTTTGATTGCCTTTTAACTGGTAAAGAAGTTACTTTACTATTTTTATCACTTTCTATTAGAGCATCAACTTTACGGTGTAATTTATCTAATCTAGTTACTACCTTTTCGATTAAATCAAACAATTGATCCTTTTCATTTACATCAAAGCTAAATATTAATTGACTATCATTAATTTGCGGTTCAACCGGTGTTTGCTGTACAGGTTTAACCGATTGCTCAACCTGTACAGCTGGTTGTTGTATAATAGGTTGTTCAGTTTGCGCAGACTGAGCTGGTTGCGGAGTTTCAGAAAATACCTGTTCGATATTTCTTTTAACCTGATCACTGCCAGTAGCTTGAAGAGTGGAAGATTGACTAGTTATATGATTGTCAATCTTTTTAATTTCACCATATGCGTTACCCATAAAATTGAGTAACACATCCCTTTCTTCAGCGGGTGAAAGGTCTCTTTCAAATGACTGTGGGGGTTGATCACTCATTATAGATCAATACCTGCAAGTAACTCTTTAAGTACTTCGTCATCATCTTCTTTAGGTTTGTCATTTGATGGTGTATCTTCAGTAGGTGTAGGTACTGATGTTTGTACTACAGAGGTCGGTGCACTATAGCTTTCAGTTACATTATTTGAATTATCAGAACCACCACTATTGCAAAAGAAATGATCATCCAACATGACTTTAAGATCTTCTGGACTCTTAGCAGTAAATACTGATGGTAAATCAATTGTACCATCATAGATACTTTGCATATTATTATCATTAACACCGTCAATTGCTGATGGCATTGCAAACTTAGACGATACATAAGTCGGGTAATCACCTTGCTTCTCAACTTTAACTCTAAAATTAGTACCATTAGGTCCTAGATCAAAAATACGTGGACCTAAATCAGCTGCATCTTCACCTTCGATCGCATCCATAATGATATTATGAATTTGCTTACCATAACGAAGAATCTTTACCTTACCGTTATTTTCTGGGTTAACTGGGTCATTAACAACATAAACATTAACTAACCATTTCTCAGAACGCATAATTGCCTTCGCCTTTTCTTTTTCCTCTTCTGAACCGGTACGTAAAATCTTATACCTTTCTTCAGCAATTGGATCTCTTTCACCGAATGTCTGCAATGACAATGCACTGGTATATTGACCAGTTGCAAAGCTATTCCAACCATGCTGAAAATAATGGAAAAACGTATTTTGAGGATTCTTACCATCCGGTAGAAGTCTTACAGTAAATGTATTACCTACAGGAGTTTTAAGGATATCAGCATACCCACTTTTATTACTTTCATTATATGTCGCTAAGGCAGACTTGATACTATCGAACATTGAACTTGTTATACTCATAACGATATTATAATATACTAATACTAGTTTTCAACATATTCTTTAAATTTATTAATTATTTTTTTTGCTTTCCCGCTAGCATAAAATTTTGTTCGTAAGTAGTTTATTTTTGAAAAATTAGAACTGAACATATCTTTTATTTCCCTATCGTAATTATTTACAATTTGTTCAATACCAGTAAAACTGAATATAATATAGAAGTTTATATTTCTTTCTTTTATATGTTTAAAGAAGCTATTATAATTTCCATCAATATGTTTAACATATTGTATCGGTTTTATATTTTTACCTTTACAAAAATCATATATAAAACTAATTGACTCTTTTAATTTAAGTAACGTTTCAGGACTATCAGGATTATTTAAAAGATAATCATCATTATATAATGTATATGTCTTAATAGCTTTGTGAGAACAATAAAATTTTAAATCAAAATATTTTTCGTTGTATACAAAATAGGGTGCTTCAAAAAAATCCTTTATATTTATATGTTTAAACTTTGTAAAAAATTTAGATAATTTATTAATATATATATAATTTTCACCATCTTCAAATTTGGTAAAATCTTTCCTATATCTTACAGGTTTGTTGTTTATTTTTTTGCTTGTTTCTAAAAATGTATTATATATTATTTTTTCAAACTCTGTCATACTTCATTCAATTATATATACATTAAATCGAAGATCTCTGTTGAAATGAATTTTTATCAAATTTATTAAGAAACTTTGTTATATACTTACTTTTTGTAACTGAAGGTTCAGTTTGAATAAATTTTTTAAGAGCCCCATAATTAGTCTCTTCATTTATATATATTTTAAATAAATTCAGTAAAGATTCACTTTCTAGTAATTTAAGAAAAACTGTCGCATAATTTAATTTTTTACCATTAACTATAGCGACAAAAGTACAGAAAGAATAAAAAGAATGTAAAAACTCTTCAGTTTCAATGGAATTGTATGGTGGTGGTTCTAACATATTGGTTGTAGTAACTTGGTAATATTAATTATAGTATCATTTAACATAGATCCAGCCGCATCATCGTGACCTCCTCCGTCAGCTAATTTTTCAGCCAATTTACCGACATTCAAATCGCATGTTTTTGATTTCCTATAGCACACTGTCTTAGACTTTATATTTATTAATATAATTAAATCAGCACTATTCTCTTTTAAAGCTCTCTCTGAAATTTCGTTTGGACTAAAAGAAAAGAAACCACCCATAATATTATAATCTTTACCGGAAATGTTTAAATTACCTTTATATAACGTTTCAGTCTTAAAATAATTTTCAATTTTATTATCAACGATTTTAAGTGCATTCTTATGATATTGATTAAATCCGTGGAACCCGTTTTCAAAATCTGTTAAGAATTTTTGTACTCGATCACCTGTATAATTCCAAAATATTTGATTTAAAGGTCGACTTTGTGGAAATTTTAATACATAACTGTCGTAATCAGAAATGAAACTAATTAAAAGCTTTTGATGATCTGTTACTTTATCTTGTAACTTTAAAGTATGGTACATAAGCAATGTACATGAAGGGTAGTCTTTTACAATAGGCTTTGCTTTAGTATATTCATGTAAATAATCAACATGCTCAGCATGATGGTCGAAGACTATTACATTATTTCTATCAATTAAAGCAATTTCATTTTTTATATTTAAATCACATATGTATACAGTATCGTAATTTTTAAAGCTATCTTTCAACTGCCAGTTAAGAATGTCTTCTCTAAACTTCTTTTCAGTAGTTACACTATATGATATAATAGCATTTTTATATGCTAATTTTAAAGCTAAAAAGGAACCAGCGCCGTCTAAGTCAGCATCAGTAAATACGTGAATTTTATGCATTTACTTTATTTAGTTCCCTTTTTTAATTACTCAACATTCCTAAAGCATTAGATATATCCCCTAACTCTGTATCACCATTATCTTGGATATTTTCATCTTCACTTAACGTTAATGTATTGTAATCTACTCTCATAGCTTGGGTACCGTAATTAGCTCCAAAACGATTCTTCATCATACCTAAACGTACGATACCTAATTCTTTATCTTCATCGTTTTGAAATACACTTACAATACAATCAGCAGTCGCTGCCATACCAATAGATTCAGATATCGTATCCAGTCCAGGATTTTCTTCATCATAACCTGAACGATTTAACTGAGTAGCTGAAATTATAGGACAATTGAATACATACGTTAAAGCTCTAATTTCTTCAGTAACATATTTTATTCTTTCATATGAATTAGCACCTATATCACTTTTTAATAAGTTTAAATAGTCTAAAACGATAGCATCCGGCTTAATACCTTTATTATGCAATTCTCTAACAAATCCTTGGATTTGTTGCGATGTAATAGTACTAGGTGGATACTCTTTAACAATAATTTTATCGTTTGGATTATTAGCACTATGTTGCTGTATTCGATGCTTCAACGTATTGGAATCGTTTCTCATCTCTCTCATAGGTATATTTGTTATACTTGAAGATAATCTTTTTGCATACATCATTTCTGACATTTCTAGAGATATGAGTAGAACGGTTTTACCTTGACTTGCAATATTACATGCAATATTACCAAGAAATATGGACTTACCAACGTTCGTTTCACCAGCAAATACATATAATGCTCTACCGTTCTCTAAGAACCCACCATCTAATTTATCATCCAACCATTTCCATTTAGATGATATAGTAGGCTGATCAGCATTAATTTCATCGACTAGTATATCTATATCTTCATATAAGTCTAACCCGATTTCACTTTTTAAATCTACATTACAACTCTTTTCAAAAGAATCTAATATATAACTAGTATCAACTTTACCTGATGAAACATCCTCTGCTACAGATAGCATAGTATTGTAGATTGACCTTTCTTTTAAGAATCTTTCTGTATTATGTAATAGTTCATCATTATTAAAATCTCTATCAATATCTTTAAAATTCTTTACAACATTAGAAAAACTATGCTTTAAATCATCAGTTATTAGGTATGATTTAAGTTCAGTTACAGATGGTAATGATTGTCTTTTTATGTAAAAAGTTTTAATTAATGAAAATATCTTTTTAATATTTTTATCATTAAAGTATTCAGGTTGTACGTGATCAATAATCTGAGCTAGATATCTTTCATCAGTAAGACTTTTATATATAAGTACCTGCTCATAATAATCTAAATTTAATCTTTCTATTTCTTCCATTATCTTCTTTCAATATCTTTTTCAATGCACTCTTCACCGTATTGTATTTCGCATACAATGCATTCGTTATTACTAATATTAGCTGTTTTATGCCAATTCTCAACTGGTATATCAATTATATTATTTTTATAATAAAGTTTACCGTTAACAGATATTTCCCCTTCTAATACAAACCAATGTTCACTCCTTTTAAAGTGACGTTGATCACTTAAAGATTTACCTGGACTAATATGTAAAGTTTTTATTTTACAGCCATCGCGTTCAAATAAAACATTGTAGCTACCCCATCTCGTCTCTGTTATTTTTCCCATCTTTGCAATATCCAACTACTACTATTTTTTTTATCTGCTCCACCTACTCCATATTGGAAGATAATTTCTCTATCATCAAATAAACCGGGCGCCTCTTCCGGAACATTGCCTTGTTTTCTATCTCCTCCATTAGCAAAGATGATCCTTTTAAAGGGGAATAGCATTATAACATTTCTTATAGCTTCAATTGCAGTACCATCGTCATCATTAAAGAGAATGCAGTTATCAACGTATCTTAAAGCTGATACTATTTCAAATCTTTCTGATAAAGATAAAAAGTTTTTACCTTTTTTTTGTTCTAACCAAGAATCTGAATTAACACCTACTATCAATTTATCACCAAGTTTACGAGCAGCTTTAAGATAAGCAAGATGACCTGAATGTAGGGGATCAAAACCTCCTGTTACTAATACTACTGTTTCCATTTGTTTATAAAGTATTTCTGACCTTCGTAAAACTCTTTATTAGGATTAGTTAATCCCGGGCTTGAATGTATTACTGGTATATCAACAACACCAAGTTTTACATTATTTTTATTACACTCCAGACTAAAATCTAGATCATAATAATGAAACTTAGATGGGTATGACTCATCAAACTTCACATTAGTAGGTAAAGTTTGTATATTAATACCGATAAAGATACCATCAATGACCAAAACACGACTAGGAATAGGACCAAACGAAGTATACTGGTATTGATCAGGATGTCCATGAGCGACATTTCCTTTTTGATCTTTTCTCTCGGACATAAGATGCCATAAAGCAGGCTCTTTAACCTTACACGTGGTTGCACCTGCCAGACCAAAAACTGTAAACATTTTTCCATAAGTATCCAACCTATGCAACAAATCCCCGCAATTGATAAAAACATCATCATGGATAAGAACACAGATATTAATGTTATTAGCACGAGCGTCTTCCAAAAAGTTGTTATAGCAACTTTGCAAACTTTTAGTATTTTTTTCTTCATAATGTATCGGTAAATCGTTATATTTTTTATTAAGAGATTTATACAG